CTGAAGGGCTTCCCGTCGCTCCTGGGCATGGACATCTCCAAGAGGGTGGGTATGGGGGGCTTAGGCAACATCGTCAACGGCGACCCGCCTCCGGGACTCTCCGCCGGGCAACGTGCTCAGTGGGCGGCAGGTCGTTTGCTCGGCCCTTCCTTCGGCATGGCCACCGACATGATGAAGTCCTACGACGCCCTGGCGCAGGGGGAGCTCGTGGAAGCGTTCAAGGCATCGACGCCCAAGCCGGTGAAGGACCTTTTCAAAGCCGCGGCGCTCTACCAGGACGGCGCCAAGGGCGGGGGCGGTCGCACCGTAGTCCAGCCGGAGGACATCTCGCCCATCAGCATCGCGCTCCAGGCGCTCGGGGTCAACCCGATGGAGGTCTCCCTGGCCATGGAGGAGCGGCGGGAGATCGCAGCGCTCACCACCCAGATGAGACAGCGCAGGTCGCTGCTTTTGAAGAGGGTCACAGACGCCACTCTGGACAACGACATGGACGCACGGGACGAGGCGCTGGAGGCGATCAATGCCTGGGGGTCGAAGCAGCCGGCTCTGAAGATCACGCAAGGGGAGCTACTGTCAGCGCTGAAGCGTGGGCGGGCGGCGAAGGCCGGGACTTTGACGAAACAGGAGCAGATGGTGCAAGGGATAATTCGAGGGGAGTAAAAGAAGAAGGGCCTCTACAATAGAGGCCCTCTGTTTGTCTACAGTAACCCTAATATCAGCCCTATCACTACACCGATGCAGAAGACAACCCAATGTTCTGTATACATCCCTCCCCTTCACCTTTATGGGCCTGCCGCAGTAGGGGCAGAATTTAAAAGTATCCTCTCGGTCCTGTAAATGCCCGCAAGCCGTGTCATACATTCCTGTCCACCCTTTAGGCCGTGTCCACTCACAGCACACCTCGGCAGGCTGTGCGGCGGCTTGGCGAATATCATCGGCAGCATATCTACACTGGTTGCTGCCCATCTCAGCGCCACGTTTCTCCGCTATCTCCACAGCCTCCCCCATCCCCAGCACGCGCCCTCTTGCCTCGCCGATGGCACACGGACGGTCGATAGAGAGCCCCACCCATCCAGATTGCAGACCGTAGCCTTTCAGAACATGCGTGACGGTGGTGGTCATCTCGCGGCCAGTGTATACGAGCGGTTTGCCGGGAGAAGTGGTGCCGGGGAATCCGCCGTCGTGTCTTGGTTTCATCTCCGCGCCAGTGTGGAGTGTTTCGCGCAGGGTAAGAGTGTCACCCTCTTGGAAGTCTCGGTCATTAAACCGGATCTCCCACGTCTTGCAACCGTCAAGCACCGCTTGGAACACTTCGCTATCAGTTTTTAGTTCGTGCTGTTTCTTCTCGTCCATGTTATTGGGCCTCCTTGTGCCGGTTCCACTTCTTGAAAGAAGCAGTGTCGGTCGAGGACTGGGATGCGTTCTTGAACGCGGAGATCCTTTCGCCTTCCATCACTTCCCCCTTATCTCTCCTCGAAATCAAACCGCGAAATTGTCTCGTTCAGGCAGACGCCGACCAGCATCTGGACGTGGGGGCAGAGATAGTGCTTCGGGAGGTTCTCAACCGAGACCGCGAAAACCTCTTCGCTCTCCATGGTGCGCGCCTTCAGCACCTCGTCGGTGGCGGTGTGCAGCACCTTGACGTTCCAGCCCTTGCCGCTGAAGGTGCCCTGGTAGCTCCAACAGATCTCAGGGATGTCGACCCCGGTCTCCTCTTTGAACTCCCGGGACATTGCCTCGTAGATGGACTCGCTGGCGTTGATCTTGCCGCCCACGCCGTTCAGCTTGCCGCGCAGTTCTTCCGGCCCGCGATCTTTCTTGATCAGCACGACCTGCTTCCTGTCTTCGCTGAAGGCGAAACCTACCACGTAGCGGATCACTGGGGCACCTCCGCTTTCTCCGCGGCGCACCGGCCACAGACCAGGCACCTGATTTCAGCCTCTTCCGGATCGCAGATCACCGTGCCGTCGTACTTGCATCTGAAACATGCCATACTCACCTCCTGGTACGCCCATCGGACGAATGTTTTCATGTTGCAGTGGTAGCCGCCCCGGGCGTGGGTCCATGATCCTGGATAGCGCCTGCGGCCTTCTCGGATGACGATGAAATAGACGATGCTGTCCTGCACCCTGGTCACGATGCGCCGACCCACGCCGGCGACGTCTTCGAAGATGCGACCTGGTTTTATTTGTTGGCGGTTCACAGGCCGGAGAAGTCGAGGGAGAGGCAGGGGTCACTGCCGAGCGACTCCTGCCGAGCGACGGCGCTCGGCAACATCAGATCCCCTTTACTACCCCGCTGGTTTGGTCCTCCGTGCTCTGCGTCGGATGCCCTGATGGTGGACCAGAAAGAATCCTCCTTCTTTACCTGCCCTGTAAGCATCAGCCTTGGTTTGCTGTGGTCACCCTGATCATACTGATACCCGACACCTGCACTATCCGCCACACGGACAGTTTGCCAGTTAAGTCCTAAGCCTCCCAAAGAGAACTCTCCAGGCTCGTTCGGCTCGTTCGGCTGTGGCTGGCACGACTCCGTTTCCGAGCAGGCGCAACCGACAAAGTGCTTATGTGTGGTAGGGAGTACGAAGCCGAAGCGGCGCATCAAGACCCTGAAGGCTTTTTCAGCTGTCGCAGGAACGACTCCATTTCCGAGGAGGCGTAGTTCATCCACTCGATTTCGTCCTTGATGGGCTGCTTGTGGATAGATCCGGTCCCGCCTAAACGCTTGGTCAAAAACGGATCTCCAAACTTCTTCCATCTCTGGTAGTGCTTCTGACACATGCCATGCTTCAGCTTCCCAACGGCCCCACATATCTGGCACGGCTCCAGCTCTTTCCAAGGGCGCTTGCCCTCGCTCCAGTGCAACTTCGTATGACAGCTGGCACATAGCGTAAGCAAGTTCTCGCTTGAGTTGTTCGCGGGGTTCCTGTCCTTGTGATGTACTCCAAGATGGGTCTGCGCCTGACATACCTCGCAGGCCGAATCCTTGAGCTGCGTTGCCCTCTTGAGAAGCCCAGACAAAGTAACAGATTCTTTGCGTGAAGCAGTCCAACTGCATTCCCGCGAGCAGTACTGTCTCCGCAAGAAGACGGACATATCCTCCAACCGATTGTTGAACCTCTTCCGCTCCAACTTCGCACCACAGGCGGCGCAGTATTTCTCGGGCGTAGGCTTTACCGGATAGTCTCGCATAGGCACTTCCTCCTGCGGAGACAGTACTATCATGCCCATTAGGTGTCAAGGTTCTGCCCACATTACCGGAAGGCCCATTAGCGTACAAACCCAAAGGGGTGAGAGTTTCCCCGAAGTCTCCAAAGACATAGCCGTCTGTGCTTCCAAGTTCGGGCTGTTGCGTTCCCTCTCGGCGGGGCAATCTCCGCCCAAGTTCACCTTCGGCGTCTGCCTGGCAGACGCCGCCAACGACTCTCGGGGGCTCCCATCTGAACTGAGGCTGTCCGGGACGTGAGGGCCATGCTTGACGAACTCGGGCAGTGTCTTGCCCCGGGTATGCTCCCACCTCGCCTGATTGTGCTCCGGGTTCGATGATGTGTTCTTGAAATCCCGTGCCGCAGGCGTCGTATCCGACGCCTGCTCTGACCGCGAGGATGAACACTCTCTTCCGCTGGTGAGGAGCGCCGACTTCAGCCGCTGAGAATACTCCAACCTCAACCATGTAATCCATTTCTTCCAGTCGCCTGTAGATGTGGGCGATGACGAGCGATCCGTCAGGCATTTTGGCTGAGAGCAACCCGTCGACATTTTCGAAGAATATGAATCGGGGCTGCATAAGTTCAAAACCGTCGCAGATGATGTCGAAGAGCCAGCGTTCGTCTTCTGTGGACTTTCGCTTCCCGGCGCAGGACACCGGCTGACAAGGAAATCCTGCGCTAACAATGCCTTCACGTAGCAGCGGGTGAAACTCTTGGTACGGGAAGGACACAACATCCGTGTAGACAGGTGCTGCATCAAGGAGTCCCGCTTCAACTTTTTTAACCAAGTTGCTGACGGCGAATGCTTCCCTCTCGCAGTAAGCGACAGTGCGAAGATTTGGGATTGCTCTATGTAGCCCAAGGCCGATACCTTCGTACCCGGAGCAGATGGAGATGTAGGGGATTTTCTTATTGGGAGAAAAACTACGCACAGGGCACCAGCCCCAGTGCGGCCAGAATCGGCCACCCGTTCCGAAGTTCCCTGCTCGCTACTGTAGATCTGCTGATGTTCTGCTCCCGGCACCAGGCGGCTATACTCTGCTTCCTCCCCTCGAACTCCACAACTCTGGTGTGCTTGAACGTCTCCGCCTGCTCCAGCCTCGTAGCCCATCTGCAGTTCTCCTTGGTGTAGTCGCCGGCGGGGTCTGCCCTGTCCAGCGTATGCTTTGTGGTGGGGCGCGCCCCCATGTCATCGTTGAAGCCCTCCAAAGTCTCCCACTTTGCGGCGTACCTCACGCCTTTGCCGCCGTAGTACTTGTGGTCGAATCTATTGGCGTTAGTGCAGCGCTGCTTCATGCCGTTCCATACAGGCCAGTTTATGTGTCGGGGCATCTACATCCTCCTCAAATAAGTCATGGCTGGAGCATACCGCCTCCAGCCATCATTGTCAAGAACTTTACGCAGTCTTTTTTCTTTCGTCCAGTGACGTCACCACGGAGAGGACTTTTCGCCCAAGGGCGGGACAGTTCAGGTCGATCACCCAGACCGGCTGCTGCGTTCCGCCGATGTAGGTCCCGGACCCTAAGACCCTTCGCATGCTCGCGTTCTTCAGGGCGCCCAGTTCGGAGAGGTCATTCTTCAACTCGGTGTAGCTGCCATAGTGGCGATCCAGGTACTTGCGCAGGGCGTTGCGCGAGATGAAGAGCAGGTTCTTCTCCAGCATGATCCTGCCGATCAAGGGGCCGCAGGGCGCCCTGATCACGCTACAGAGCCGGGAGTCATCGCCGGTGGTGATCATAATGCCTGCTGCCGACTCATCTAGGAACTGGCCCAGGACGTCTACCTGCGAGGTGGCGAGCTCACACTTGTCCTCGCGCATGTCCTTGATCTGCTCCGTCAGCCAGGCCAGCACCGGCGCCACCTCGAACTGGATCAGCCCGAGCTTCTTGGCGATCAGCCCGCCGTAGATGGCCACCGCGCTCATGGCGGACCAGAACCTCTCGTCGCTGGTGGCGCCGCTCATGGCGTCAATCTTGGTGGAGAGTGCGTCGATCTTGTCCCTGTGGTGCTCCTGCTGTGCCATCAGGTAGCGCACGTACTCCGGACCCGCCACGCCATAGTTCTCGTGGAAGCTGCGATAGACGCCGGTGGCGCGGTCGCGGTCGAAGTCCTTGACGGGGTGGCAGGAAACCTCCATAATACGATTCACCTCCGCGGAGGCGTCGGCCTTCAGGTTGGAGAGCTTGTCGACCAGGGAGTGGTTGGAGCTGGCCACGGCGATGGTGTTCCAAGAGTTCAGGATGGCTTTTTCCCGGGAGTCGCGGCCTAGGCGTGCCTTGTCCCTCCCCTGCGTCACGCGGTACAGTAGATCGGACAATTCCTGCCCCTCGATGTTGGACACTTCATCCAGGTAGATGGGGAGGGAGCCGTAGAGACCCAGGCGGGAGATCAGGGCGTTCACCGTGTCGTTCTTCATCAGAGCCAGGGCGCGGGGGTCGCCGTACATGGAGAGTATCCACTCCCCGACCAAGGTCTTGCCGATGCCGGAGTGGCCGACCAGAGCGACCACCGCTCCGGCGTAGCCGGTGAAACGCATGAGCGGCGCGCCGAAGGCACCGGCCAGGAACGCGAACGCGAATGGCTCCATGCCCGGAAGGCCGAGGGCCTTTGTCGAGTCGGACCAGCTTTGGAGGTCCCCCTTGGAGTGGAATGCCTTGGCAACTTCGGGAATGTTTTTCGCAAAGCCTGTCACCTCCTCTTCTCCGCCGGGGCGGAAGGTTGTCTGCCCGAGCACGAAGGTAAGGTCCAGCCCCTCCTGTCTCCATCCCATCTGCGAGTGGAGGGTGGCCAGGTTCTTCATGCCGCGCAACTTCTGCATGTAGTTGTCCAGATAGAGATTCATGTGCTGCCTCGCCTCCTTGCCTGAGACCTGGACGTGATTATCTGCCAGGCACATCAGCATGGTTTTTTGGTCGTGCAGGAGTGCCGATCGGAGCGTGAACTCCTGGTACTCGCGGGTGATGGGGAGCTGATGGCGGATGGTGACCGTCTCGTACCCCAGGCTCTGATCCATGGCGATCTTGGTGGGGTAGAGGTCGTAAGAGTAGAAGCGCAAAGGGGCGGCGTCGTCCATCTCGAAGAAGAGACCAGTCTCGGTGCGGCGGTAGCCGTAGGGCTGCAGGTCTTCCTCTTCCTCGGTGACCGCCTCGGCGATGGCCGCCTCCGGCCGCCCCAGTACGATGGGACTCTTGATCTTGTTGGCGGAGGGGCAGCCCACACACTGCTGCGGGTTCTCCTGCCCAAATTTCTGGCAGGTCGTGGGGCCTACTCCGGACTCCTTGTGGTGCCGGATCTTGTCCTCAGTCACCTCGAAAGAATACTCGGGATGGCCCTGCGACCATTCGTGGATCAGCTCGTCTCCGTTCTCGCAGTGGCGCAACAGGCCGATGGCTGCGTACCAGAGCGGCTCGGGGAGGTCGCCCTTGCGGTCACGCACCAGACGGAGCTGTGCGCACTTCTCGGCGACCTTCTGCCCTGACGCCGGGGGGCCGCCGATGCCGGCGGTGAACTCGTCGTTGATGCCTTGGAACTGCGTCGGGCGGGTGAGAGCCAGGGTCTCGATCTTGGCGCTCTTGGATGCGGTGGCTATCAGGTGCGTGAACTCCGCCAGGGTCAGACTGCCGGCATCCAGCAGCACCTTGACATCCTTGATCTCGGAGGTCTTGCGGTTATGAGTGCCAACGGGGCGGAGCACCGAGGCGGAGTCGGAGGTCCGTGAGGGGTCCTGCCTGAATTTATGGGTGCTGAGGAGCGTCTTGAAAATATCGGCGAGGGCTTTCCACTGCGGCGCCGGCACGTCTTCAGAGATGATCCAGTGCGCGTAGAGGCCGTGGCCGGAGGAGACCAGGGCGGGGAAAGGGAAACCGGTCTCGGCGCAGAAGCGGCGCAGGTCCTTCACGGCGTCTATCTGGTTGGGGTAGGACTTCCCAGGGTCCTTGGCAAATTTCTCTGGGCCGCAGTCGATGTCGATGAAGAACGACCGGAGGGCCAAGACCTGCTTTTGAGTACGCTCTTTCTTGCGTTGCTCCTTGGTGGAGCCTTTGGGGAGCGCCTTGTTGTGGTTCCAGTTCTCGTAAGACTCGCGGACGTAGGTGCCCTGCGCCAGATACATCGTATGCCCGGCGGCGTCCATGGCCAGGAGATGCTGCTGCACGTCCGCGGGAGTCGGATGGAATGTGTGGATGAAGCCCCCGCCTGGGTGCAGGCGTGCGGTGCAGTAGAGGCCCGTAGATGGGAGGAGCCTTTGTAGAAATTCCATTTGGGGTGAACCTCCAGCGAAGTGCATTAAAAGGCAGGGGGCATATGCTACCCCCTGCCTGTAGACGAGTCAATCGGAATCGTACCGCCTACCTGCGTTCGAGCACTTCTGCGCGGACGTCGCCGGCCAGCTTCTTTACTTCCTGCATCCCGGCCCGAAGGCGCGTCCCTGCTGCTTTTTCGCCTTTTGCTACCTTGGCTGCGTCTGCTTTACATGCCTCCACCTGTGCCACCAATGCATTGAAACTCTTCATGTTATACTCCTTTTGGATGTGGTTTAATCTTCTGCGCGCGAGGCTTGCCTCGCCGGCGGAGCCAGGTGTTTTTTGAAGACTTGTGAGAGAACCTGATGACGATCTTTTTTCTGCACGTCCTGGAGCGGGAGGTCATGAGACGCCACGACCTTCTCAAGCAGCGTGATCACGCGCAGTGCGCGGCTGCGGATAAGTGGTTGCTGTGGTCCGTGGTCGGACATCCAGGTGTAGATGGAGACGCGGGAGACCTCGAAGAGGGGCACCACCTCATTCACGGAGAGCCCTGCTTTCTCCAGCAGGGGTTTCAAGGTTTTGAATTTTTTCTCGCCCGGCGGGCCGGGTGTCGTTTTGGATTGGGACATGGTCGTTTTCCTTTTAGAACTTAGGCGGTGAGGGGAGGCTAAAAGCCGCAGCCGCGTGGTGTCCGCCACCTCCGAACGCCTTGGCCACCTCGCTCACGTCGAAGCCGTTGCGAGATCTGAGCGAGTAGCTCCGCTTGCCGTCCGGGCGGTCGCAGTAGGACATGGAGAAAGGGGCGTCGGGGTAGGCGGCGCACATGGCGTCACCCAGGACGGAGATGTTGTCCGAGGCATTGACGCAGGGGACCTCCGCTATGAGATTCACGATCTCACCATGTTTATCTCCCGCCGCATAGAAACAATATCCGTCGGTTTCCAGCCCGCGCCCAAAGCGCATCAGCTCCACCCCTTTCAACCTGCTCTCGACCTGTCGCTGCTGGAAGCGCAGGATCGCCTTGCCGGCGTCGTAGGCGCCCGGGGTGTAGAAGTCACGCCACTCCCCGAAGTCGAAGGGGAGCGTCTGGATGAAGGCGTTGATCTCCTTGGAGTGCTCCAGCTCGAACTTCCAAAGGTCGTAGTCCTGCGCGTAGAGCAGGATCTCAGGCACCTCGGTGTCGGGCATGAAGAAGAGCCAGGCCAGGACGCAGCCGGAGTTTTCCTGGAAGACACGCACGCCGCGGAAGATGGGGTACTGGACGCCACCCTGCTCGTGGAAGGTGACCACCTCGACCTCAGGGAAGTCCGCCAGATCCTCGGCCGCCGATTTGTGGTGATCGATCACCACCACGGAGAACTCAGCCATGAGGTCCTTCAGGACGTTCGACTTGTAGCTGAAGTCCAGGATGTAGACCTGCTGCGGCCTGAAGGCGCGAAGCTCGTCGTAGGGCGGGTCCTCGCCGTACTGCACGGCTTTGAAGAGTAGCTCGTGGTTGGCGGAGAGGCCGCAGTGCGCTGCGTATGCCGCGCCCTGGCCATCACAATCATCATGGTGAAGGATTGCTATTTTCAAGTGGGTTCCTCCTTGTGAAAGGCCCCTCCGAAGAGGGGCTCTAGTTGATTGCCTAGACCGCGAAGAGGTCCGCGAGCTCCTCGTCGCTGACGAGATCGCCTCCGCCCACGGCGAGGTCACCGGCGGCCAGGTCGCCTTCGGCGCCTGCGTTCAGATCCATGCCGAGGTCGATGCCCAGACCTGCGTCCGCGCCGGCTGCCGCCTTGGCTGCTGCCTCCGCTTCTTCCTTGGCCTTCTTGTCGGCAGCGGCTTTCTCTGCCTTGGCCTTTTTGTCAGCGGCGTCCTTGGCCTTCTTGTCGGCCGCCGCCTTGGCTGCGATCTCTTCGGCGGTGGGGCCGGTCTGTGCAGGCTGTGCGGCGATCTGATTCTGTGCCGGTGCTGCGGGAGCGGATGCGCCGCCCTGCATGATGGCCGCGACTTCGGGGCCTTTGGCAAGAGCCTGCAGCTTGGCGAACGGTGCCTCGGGCAGGATGGCCTTGAAACCGAAGACCAGCTTGGTCGGGACCGCGGGGTCGAAGGAGATGTCCGTGATCACCGAGGAGAGCGGCAGGTTGTGTGCCGCCAGCTGGTTGGCATAGGCCGCGAAGTCGCCCAGGGTTGCCGGCGGGACGTTGAAGCGGTAGACGCCGTTGTTGGAGTAGATGGCGAGGCGCTTCTTCTCGGCGCAGGCCTTGCCCTTGCCGGAGCTACCGTCCTGCATCTTGGCGCTGCCCCACATGTTCTGCGGGCAACCGGCGCAGCTCGCGCACTGCGGATTCGGGGAGTCGGCCTTGGGCTTGATGCCGTCCTCGCTGGAGCAGTCCGGAGAGACCGGCTCGGACCCTGCGCCGGAGTAGGCGGTGGCGAAGTAGGCGCGATCCAGGGCGGGCTTGCCGGCCAGGATGACGGCGGAGATCTTGGGGGCGTTCATCATGCCCATGCCGGGGACGTCGATCTGGATGACGGTCTCCACGCCGTCAACCTTGGACTTGAACATGCCCTGGTTGGCGGTGATGGTCGGGACGGCGCCCCCGCCAATGCCCTCGGCCGCGGCTTTGTTGACGGCGAGGAGGCTGGGGTCGGCGGCGAGGGCCGCGGTGACGTAAGCGGGGAGGGTGGTGCCTGCGGGGATCGTTGCGATTGCGTTCGACATGTGATTCTCCTTGTTTCTTTGGTTTGCCGCTCGGTGGAGCGGGTTAGTGGATGGGGTGATCGGATTTGAACCGCATCTACCGCATTGCTTTTGCGGTGCTTTACCTATTAAGCTATCCCCCAAAATAGTTACCGCATATTCAGCCAAAATATAAGCGCCTCTGCAACGAGGATAATGACTAGGCTGAGGACTGAGAGCCGACTCATTTCGACCTCACGCCAACAGTCTTCATGGCGGTGTACTTGACGCCGGCGGGGGGCGGGTTGGGGCGGCTGTCGTCCTTCTCGTCGCGGTCCCCCATCCGTTCCAACACGCTAGTTTTGTTTACGCCCTTGTTGATGAACTCCAGGTGAGCTGCTTCGCGCAGCGATGCAGCGACTCTTATTGTGGCGTCTACCGCCTCTTCGCCGTCGTACCCAAGCATCCCAACTACCGCTTTCGCCATCGGCGAAAGGATCTCCGCATTCAAGAACGCATCCCAGTCCTCGACCGATACTGCTTCTTTCCGGGTCGGGAAGACCGTGCCGTGCTCCGTCTTGAATCCCTTGGATTTCAGCTTCTCCAGCATCTTCAGGAGCCACTTCTCGATGTCGGCCTGCTTCATGCCCAGGTCTTTCTTCTTGGCCTCGGCGGTGGCCTTGCCGTCACGTCCGTTCAGATACAGGTCAACAAGGAAGTCGAAGAGTTCCGGGTCTTCCTGTTGCAGGAGATAGGTCTCCCGGTTGGCTTGGAACTGTTCCAGTGGAGCGATCAGTTCAGCCAGCTTGGCGCGCAGGGCGCGGATCTTGGCCCGGTCGGCCAGGTACTGCTCTACGATCTGTTTGTTGGTAGGCGGGGTCACGGTTTATGCCTCCTTCTGTCGCAGGTCCGCAATCAACCTGTTCAGGTTCTCCGCCAGCGGCGCGGGGAGGTTCTCGCAGCCGCCCTGCGGGAGGAAGTCCTTCGCTTCGGGCCATGCTGCAAGGAGCTGCTTGTCGGTGGTGCAGGAGTTCAGAAGGGCGGTCAGCTGCGAGCGGAGTTCGCGGTCCTCTTTCTCCAGGGTGCTGCTCTCCCGCGACAGCTCCTCGAACCTGATGGTCAGCGGATCATCCACGCCGAAACGGTAGCGGTTGCTGTATGCCGAGTGAGAGTGCGGGAGTGCTTCTGCAAGCTCCAGAATGTTCCCCTGCCCACCGAAGTACACTTTTACCTCGATGCTGGCCGGTACTACCCCTGCCGGGAGGCTTTTCAGGAGCGCGATGCGCTCCGCGCCCTGCGAAGCGTAGACGGCCTCGGCGAGATCCTGGTACTTTTTCTCCATTGCGGCCCTGCGCGCCGCGAATGTGGACTCCCTCACGAGGTCCTTGAATTTCTGCTTGCCTGCTTCGGTGAGACGTGCCATCGAATTTGCCTCCTCTTGAATTTGTTAACTATCTTATATCAGCGCTGCGCGGTACAGTCAAGAACTTTATTTAAGTTTTTTCAAGAGCACAAAGTGCCCCGCTTTTTTCGCCTCGTTCATCCTCCAAAGGTCCGCAACATTATGGTTGCCCCACGCAATAAGCATTGACCCGCTTCCTGCTCCCCCGCCGCCTGTAGCGCCTAACCCATCTACGAACTTAATCCGCCCGCGGAGGAAGAGTACTGCGTCAGCTTTGGCGACGTAGTCATGAAACCATGCACAGTCTGTGCGCGCGAATACAAGGGCGATACCGTTCCTGTGGTTGTGCATCTTCTCCAACCACGCGGATGTGTGCTTGCCATATGGCGGGTTCAGCCATCCCCGCCCCGCCCAGGGCGAAACCAGCCCGTCGTCGACTAGGGAGTACCTACGTTTAGTAGGTATCCAGGGGATTCCTTGTTCAGGTTGGCATGGATCGAGGTCGAACTCAATGCCTAGCGCCTCAAAGATCCAAGGCGGCGTGTACCAGTCAACTGAGATGTTATTTGCGTCGTCGTGGGTGAATCCCTTAGCCTCCATCTGCACCTCCTAATTCACGGAATTCTATGGGGAGTCCTGCGGCCATCGCCGCGTCTATACCGTATTTCATTCCCGCTGTCACGCCGAGGTCGACATACACCACGGACGCCTGCGCAACCGCTTTCCATGCCAAGCCAGCGTCAATGCCGTGCTTTCGCTCGTTGGGTAACTCGTCGCAGAGCACTCCTGGCTGCGTGTAGAGCAGATGCGACGCAATCGGTGCCTCACCTCGAAGCAATGAGTCTCTCAACGCTCTGCGCGCGTATGTTATATTTCGCTCTACATCACCAGCATACGGACTTTCTAGAATCACTAATCTCATTTGAACCCTTCCTTGAGGAGCGAAAGCACGCAATCCTGCAACCTGCCCTTCTCCCTCACCGCCGCATAGATCTTGCGCTCGGTCGGAGTCGCCGAGATGTGCATGATGTCCATCTTACTTTTCTGCCCGCCGCCGTCGATGCGGCAGCAAGCCTGAGTGTAGATCTCGTTGCTGTGGTGGGGGGCGTACCAGATCACCAGGTCGGAGGCCGTGAGCTCGAGGCCGTGCGCCATGCACTGGGGATGTGCCACCAAGATGTGAGGGAAAGGGGTCTCCTGGAAGTTCTTGAAGATCTGGTTACGCTTCCCCGATCCCACGCTACCATCCACCACCTCGACGGTCCATTTCTTCTTCAGTTCGTTGGCGATGATGTTCAAAGGGCCTTTGAAGGGGAGGAACACGATGACCTTGCCGGGGCCGTTCTCCTCGATAGCTTCCTCCAACACCTTCAGCCTGGGTCCGAAGTCCATGCGCACCAGGTGCCCCTCGGAGTCGATAACCGCGCCGCACGCTGCCTGTGTAATTTTTGAGATGAGTACTGCGGCGTTCACCGCCGAGATCGTGGCGCCGTTCAGGTCGGTGACGGACTCCCGCAGGAGCTTGGTGATGTGGTGCTTCTGCTCGGGGGAGAGCTCCGCATGGCGCTCGATCAGGCAGGGCTCCATGTTGGTCACCACGGTGCGCTCGAAGCGGATGGTCGGGGAGAGCACCTGGGCCACATGCTTGTCGGCGCCGGGGCGGGGCACCCACCGGAAGGGGCCATACTGCTGCATGGTGAGGTCTTTGAAGGCGGTGAACGACATGCCCCTGATGCTCTCCGGGCGGATCAGCTTAGCCTGACCATAGGCATCGGTCGGCTCGTTGCTCTGCGGGGTGCCTGTGAGCCCCCAGCACCATGTGCTGATGCCTCTGGAGTTCACCACGGTGTTGACCGCCTTCCAACGGCGTGTCTTTGAGTTGCGAAAAACTGCCAGCTCGTCGATTACAATCAGGTCGATGTCGCCGCGCTTCATCAGGTCTTTCATGATGATCTCAACCCCATCATGATTAATTATGTAAAGATCTTGATCAGTTGCGAGGAGCTTGCGCCGTTTCTCCGCCGATCCATGTAGTACGGCGAACCGCTTGCCGGGGAAGTTCAGGAAGATCTCGTCCCCCCAGGCACGCTCCAGGGTGGAGAGCGGGGCGATGATCAGGGCGCGGGACCGGACGCCGATGCGCTGCAGGTAGTCGATGGCCCACAGTGTTGAGAGGGTCTTGCCGGTGCGAGGTGCGTTGTGGCAGTGGCACCGCGGGTTGAGCGTGAAGTGGGCGCTGGTGAGTACCTGATGTGGTCTAGGCTTGCGGCCCGGGATGATGGGCCAGTTGTAGCAGCTCTGGATCGGACTCGGTGCCTCGACCCCAAGGTTCCTCAACACCCGTGCGGTCTCCAGGGTGAGCGGAACGGCCGCCAGGACGCCGATGGGCGATTCCTTGAAGCGGATACCGGGCAGGCAGGTTCGTGCCTGGCGCGCCTGGGCGAGGTCGGCGGGTTTGAAGATTAACTGGGAGCCTACGATTCTTGGGTTCACTTCGTTCGCCCCTCTAAAAATTCCTCGTGCAGCTCTTTCGGCAACTGCCTGAGAGCGCACGGAACACAGATGCCGTGGGATTCACGGTCATCACCATTTGCCTGCGTAGCAGGCAGCCCCTCGCCACACCATGCGCACAGATACCACATCACTTGGCCACGCTCCACAAGATCGCCGCCAGGACCAGTGCAGCTGCTGCGCGCAACATCTCTCCGGTGTCTGCCTTGAATCGTTTCATAGTGCCCTCCATTAAATAGAAAAAGGATGCGGCAACCTTACCGCATCCTTTCGTGCTTGTCAACAACTTTACAGGTGCTGCTTGAGAATTTCTATCTCCTTGCCCACCTTCTGCATCCATGCCTTGATCCACATCAGGTCCTCGACGGTTCGCACCACGAAGGATACCGCACCGGTCAGGTTGATCGCCTGAATCTGATGGCGCTGGAGGGGCGTCGGGTCTTTCCCGATTACCTTGGTCTCGATGCCAAAATAGCGCCCCTTGTATGCGCCGTGGTAATCATTTTGCCCCATGACGCCCTGGAAGGCGGGGACCGGCATGTGGAACCATCCAGTGTACTTGCCCGCCGTATCGGGCGTGACGGTGGAGGCGTCCTTGGAGGGGCAGAGCCCCTCGTTGATGAGGAACTTGGTGGTGAAATCTTTGACACGACCTTCGGGAGTTTTGCTCACTTAGGGATCAGGCCACACCCGCGAGCCCCCTCCGGACAGGTGCCGCCGACACATGACGGCCCCGCGATCTCGAAAAGGACTGGTTCGCGCTTCTTGACCAGGTCCAGTATCTTGTTGGCCATGTCGCGGATCTCCCACTGCGCGTGGGTGCAGCAGCGCAGGTTGAACCAGTGGTGGAGTTCACGGGCGTTCACAGTGGCGATGAGCGCCGTCTCGGTGGCGTTAGGGAGGACGAAACGGGCGTCCTCGGCCGGGATACCCTTGTCTATCCCGGTCTGATAGACCTGTTCGATACGCTCCATCAAATCGATGTATAGCTCGTGGAAGCCGTTATCATTCTCGATGCTCGGCGGGGTCACATAGCCGAAGGGGCCGGTGACGTAGCGTTGTGAGAGCTGAGAAAAGGATGCGATGCGGAACCGGACGAGCTGGTGCGACAGCGAGCGGGAGACTCCACTGATGTCGAAGGTGAAAGAGGCGTGCTCCAGAACCGACGTGTGCCCCATGCCTACCGCCCTCCGCACCACCGCTGCCTGTTTCAAGGGGTCGGTATCTAGCAGGTAGTGCTCTGCGTCGTCCAAGGAGACACAGCGGTGGGCCGCGGTGGCGACGACGGCGGTGGCGTCGGGTGTAGATGCCAGCAGGGTGACTTTAAGCATCGGAGGCCTCCTTCAGTTCGATAGCAAGCTCCATCGCTGCCATCTGGCAGTAGTGCGCCGTCTTCATCAGGTCGAGTATCTCCTGCCCCGGGCGGCTGTTCTTACCGTACCGGTTCAGGTACTTCTTGGCCTGGACGACGTGGTCGTGGCTCTTGAACTCGCTGGCCTGATCCTCACCCTTGTCTCCGTACTGCGGGACGGTGTAGTTCTCAATGTGGTCGAGGACCTGCCTGGAAAACAGCATCCAATCCACTCCCCGCTTGCTGGCCACTACAAGCGGCGCCGCATCCCGCTCGCTCTCCTTTTCTTTTTCAAGCATGTCGAAATACGCCTTGCCGTCACTCATCCCTTCCTCCTCTTGGTCCGCTCCGATTTCTTCAGGCGGCGCTTTTTAGTTGTCGGTTGCATGCCGACGAGCATGTCAAGCTGTTTCCGTTGTTCGGGTGAAACAGGGGTAAGTATGGACCCCAAAGAGCGGAGCTGTCGGGTGACCTCGGCGTCGTCAATATCTTCAGGCTCTGCGCAGTCGCATGGGTCCTGTCCGCCTGTGAGGATGGACGAACAGTAAGGTTCATGGGTCATGACTTACCTCCTCCCATTATGCACACAGTGCAAATTTCCGCAGTACTGCCAACAGAGACCGTTTGACTGAACCCTGAAGTTGGCGGTCTCCCATGCCTGCTCCATCCGGTTGGTGATGGCGAAGATCTTCTCCCAGATCTTGGGGATGTCCGCCTTGGTGACTCCGTTGGGGTAGATCTCCTTGGGGAGTCCTACCATCGCTTTCTTGGGATCAGGCTCTTTCACGAAGATCAGGCGGCCGTCGGCGGTGTCGAACTTGTCGCCGTGGTAGAGATCAGCCAGGGCCACCATGACCTCGATCTGGAAGATGTCGTTCTTGACCTTGCCTGTTTTCCAGTCCGGGATGATCAGCTTGCGGTCCTTAATGACCAGCAGGTCGCCCTTGCCCCTGAACCAGACAATGTTCCAGTCACGCCACCCGCAGGGCTTCAGGCTTTTGGTGCAGCAGAGCTCCTGCTCTACGTGGATCTCGGCGCCGGGGAGCGACAGGAAGAAGTCGCAGTAGCGCTTCACCAGCGCCAGGCACTCTTCCTCGACAGGGCGGGTGCCGCCGTCGAGCCGGTTCAGCACGTAGTTCTCGGCGGTCTTGTGGACCCTGTTGCCCCAGATGGTGTGGACCGTCTCCTCGTAAGGCACGGTCTTGTAGTACTTCTCGGCCGCGAACTTGAACGGACACTGGAGAAAGCTCTCCATGCCGGAGAAGCTGGTGGCGAACCTGGGCGGTTTCGCAAGCACCCCTTGGCAGGGGTTGGGGGCTACCGGTACGCCCGTGGGCGTGCCCATTCCTAAATCGATGTCCAAAGTGTTGCCTCCTTGAATTAAATCAGTTATGTCCTGCGAGTTCATCGCTGGGTTCGACCCGTAGATGTTGATGTCCGTCCCGGGCTTGGGCGGGGATTGAAGGTGCTTGGTCCGCTGGAAATACTCCTGGACCCTTACTGGGACAGGTACGAGCCCCGGGTTCGCCATGGCTACCTGGACGTCGTGCTGCCAGGTCTTCCACAGTGAGGCCGGGAGAATGGCGTTGGCGCCTTTCCGATCGGGGCCGGCTACCAGATACCCGCGGCGATCGGCCACAGATTTCTTGGACTCTATCACCTCTGCGAAGGTCAGGCTATGCAAAAGGGCGGTCTTCTGCTCTTTCGGCTGGGGGATGACTTCTACCTCAGTCGTCATATATCCTCCCTCCACTCGCGCGCTACAGGATGAAAAGGGACCCCATCCTCGGTCAGCATGCTGAACTCGATGGTGAGCCGGCGGCCGATGTACTCTCCAGGATGATCCAGGACGTGCTGCTTCTCGGCGTGGGTCCCGGGCGCCGTGGGGCGGACTATCTTGCCGGCGTCGGTGCGGCAGATGCAGACGGCCACCCCTTGCTTGGACCGCTCGATACCCTCGACGGCGACCTCGCAGTCCTCCATCTCCTTGATCTTCAGGAGCGAGTTGCTGCGGATGCCGTCCTCGTAAGGCTTGTCGTTGGTGCGCTTGATCAGCCCCTCGAAGCCGTTGAGCTTGGCCTTCGCAAACAGCGCCGCTTGTGCTTCATCAGTCGTATAGGGGACGTTTGCCAGCACGCGCACCGGGCTCTCGCTGTCACCCCAGGCCGGGAGCAGGTCGCTCAACTCCTGATAGCGGTCCAGGTAGGTGTCGCGGGAGATCAGGTCGTAGCAGAAATACTTCAGGAACTTCGACTCCGGCTGCGCCTTCTTGATCCAGCTGCCGATGGTCTGCAGCTTGGTGCCGTGGTGGTAGAGCTCGCCGTCGGTGAAGGTCCCCTCGGGGATGCGGTCCTGGAGGAACTCGGAGATGTGCGGGAGGGTGATCAGCTTCCCCCTGCGGCTGTAGAGGATGATCCTGCCGTCCTGCTTGGTGGCGAGGCAGCGATGCCCGTCCAGCTTCAGCTGGAGCACGTCGTCGGGGCGCGATGCGCGCTTCACCTTCTTGATCGGCTGCGCCAGCATGGGGAGCGGGAGACCGAGCTGGTTGGTGTTCCCCTGCAGCGCCTCCTCCAGGCTCTCCGTGTAGCCGCGGTCGTACTGCCTGTTGATGCGTGACCGAAGGCGCAGGTCGATCTGCTCCTGCAGTGATCTGCCGGAGGCGTTGGTGGTGACGGCCTCGGCGTGCTCTACCTCCTGTCCGCCCTGGACCGTGGCGTGGGCGATGCGGATGGTGAGGCCATCCTGCCAAATGCGCCAGGTACCTATGCCGTTCGCGTGTTTGCGGTACATCGTGAGCATTTTCAATCCTCCTTGGCGAAGCACGCGCTGACTCTTCCATCCGGCCTCGCATTCGTTAATAGCAGCCGATCCTCGTAGATCTTGACGCCGTGGTCGTCTTCCGTGGTGATGTAGACTTTGCACCCATGAATCTCTCTAGCTGTGGAGTCACACATGCCGCGCAGCAAAGGATTTTGGTACATGAGATCGGACCAGATCTGATAAGAGACATAGATCACGAACTTGGCGTGGTTCCGCCCCTCCAGCGCGGCGGCATACTTCATGTGGTGCAGTTCGGTGAGTATTTTGTAGAGCATTTTTCAATCCCCCTTAGAATCCCTTCAGCGCACCCCATGACGGCCCGAACTTGCCATCGACTGGGAATTGAATTGGTAGGTCGATGCCCCATGCCTTCTTATAGGGCAGGTTCGATAGAGCATAGCGCAGTTCATGCGCGGCGAGTTGTGTCTTGGCCTTGGGGATGATGAAGAAAAGACCGTCGTGGAGCTCGTAGTAGACTCGCGCCCAGTGGGCGTATGCCGGCTGATGCTCGGGGCGCACTTCCACTGCGTTGTACTTCGGCAGCAGGTTACGCGCCACGGCGAGCGCCAGGTACTTTTGATCGCCGCCGGTCCCTTGAATCGGGTAGTTGATGGCGGTGCTCTCCAGCTTCCAGGACTCTTTCTTGTTTCCCCAGTTGCCGTTCAGATTCACTCGGCGACCGGCGAAGGTCTCGGCGTAGGCAAGCTGTCTGCACTTGCAGATCTGCGTGGCCCAGTATCCTGCGATCTGGCCGCCGCCCGCGACGTAGGGGTACGCCGCCTTGTAGGTGGCGAGGATCTGCTTGATGAACAGCTCGTCGACATCCAGCTCGTAATCGACTCGCGCTTTAGCTGTTGCAGTTTTCGGGCCAACTCTGTACTGGAAGGATAAGTTAGCGAATTTCCCGAGCTTTCTCTGAAGTTCCGCCTCCTTGTCCTCCGCATGGACAAGTTGCACCAGAGTCCTGTAGTCCATCTGGGCGATCTGCGCGCCCATGTAACTGTGGGCGTCCTCCCCAGGCGCACAGAGCGACAACATGGTGGGATCGTTGGATGCTACTGCCATCCACCTGAACTCCTGGCCGGCGAAGTCCAGCTCCAGGATGTCGAAGCCTTCCGGCGCCTCAATCAGGCTCCTGAACTCCTTGCCTCGCTTCCACTGGTGCAGGGCCACGCCTGTCGGCAACTCCTCGTTCCGGGTCTGCTCTACCTCGGTCTGCTCTTTCGTCTTGCGGTCGGTCTTGATGACGATGCGCGTGATCGCGGCCTTCTGCGATGAGGAGTACGTCATCCTCGAAGTATTGCCTGTGATGAAGATTTTACCGTTACTGCGTGCCAACCAGAAGCCTGTCTGTGTGGTGGCGCAGTACGCTTGATGTCGCTCCTTCGCCATACTTACGTGACGATCTGGGTGTACCTGCGCGCGCGGCGGCATATCACTTATGTGGCACGACCGCCCATCAGAGAAGATTGTTGCTTGACGCCCTGCAAGATGCGCTGCAGTGACTGCCCATGAGATTGAATGCTCAACATATGAGATATATCTGAACCCGCCGTCGGGGTGCGTGCTGCCGTCCCAGTGCTCAAGTTCGGATACCATAGCGTTCAAACCTTCCGGCGTGGTGTCCAGCACCCACGAGCCAAACTGTTTGTACTCGGGTAGCCACCACGCCGGGATCGACTTGACTCCAATGGTGATCTCTACTCGATCTGGGTATGCTGCGCAGACGTACTCCCGGTAGCTGACTCCTGCGGCCTTCAGGAGCAGCTTCGCTCGCATGACCTTGCGACTTTTTACGAAGGTGAATTTGTACCTGCCGCGAGTTTTGCAGACATAACCGTCTGCCTGGAACATCACCAGTACGCGCATCTGTTCAGGTGTCAAGCTGCCGTTAATCCCTTGAATATCTCCAGCGGTTGGGACGTAGAGCCGCCGCGAAAGGAGATCTCCTGCGTGCGCAGTTGCCCATTTGAACGTATTCTGGGTCAGATACGGGATGATGTGACCTTCTGTGAAGAGGCACGTCAGATGTGCGTGATCTACTTTCACCCACTCATCTACCATCGGTCCGATGAACCTGGTTGCTGGAAGGAACTCTATCCTGGGATGCCTATCTGGGTATACCTGTGCAATCTCCCCTCCGCTCCAGTCCCTTAGCATCACCCACCCATCACGGGTGAGCACCTCGGTTGTACCTGGCACGCAGTACGTGCCAAATATCTTTGCGTCCGGTCGGCTGCACCCGTCGCCGTTGTACTCCACCGACTCCCAGGTTGCCTCGGCGTACTTGGACCTGCAGTTCTTCGCCTCCCGGATGCTACGCAGCAACCTGGCGCGCGGGTCCAGGGCGGCGAGGTCGAAGAGGACCTCCTTATCGGTGGATCGATTCCCTTCAGGATTGGCGTCGGTCCCTTTGGTCATCTTGTTGCACGGCAGCCCCCAGGTATCGAAGAGCAGGACCCCGAGTTGCTTAGGCGATCCCACATTGACGTCCACGACCTCCGGGCTCGACACCATGAGCTCGGCTAGCTTGGTGATGGCTGTCTGCTCCAGCACCTTGTCCAGGGCGTGGGCCGCCTCCACATTCATCCTCAGGCCTTGGACCTTGGTGAGGGCTACCTGCGGGATGCACTGCGCCTCGATGTACGCCGCGCGCTGCTGGCGCTCGTTCAGCATGTTCCAGAACTTACCTACCAGCCTCAAACTCCAGAGCGTGTCCTGTCCGCAGCGATGCGCCAGCTTCTTCAGCTCCTCGACATCCTTGGTGTGGAAGTCGGTGAACTCCTTGAATCCGGCGTGCTCCGGGTAGAACTCATGCATCGCCGCTTCCAGCGAGTAGGACTTCCGCTTGTTCTGCGGCACGTCCTCGCCCTCAGGCTCAACTACGGCGTGGCGCCATAAGAGCATGGCGTCCAGCCACTGCAGGGCGAATACCTCCTCCTCCAACCCCATGGCGATCAGCCAGGCAGCGTCGAACGAGACGTTCCACCCAGTGATCACCACCTTCTTCTCGATGGCGCTCTGCAGCACCTTCTTCAGCGTGGCCGCTCCCGGCATCATCAAGGTGAGCGGGTCCTGCCCCTCTCGACAGAACGCTGCGACGGTGGGCCACCCCACCCTCTGCAGGGCGCGGAAGGGCTGCAGGGCGTACTCAGGTTTTTTGCCGCTGGTTTCGAGGTCGAAGCCGATGTGTTTTGCGAAATCAAAAGTAGACATTTCAAGTCCTTACGAGTTTTGTGTTCAGAACTTTACACCATCGTGGGTCTGCTGTCAACGGGAAAGTTAAATTTCCCTGTTCGCCTCTGCCATGAACCTGCTTCCTAGTAACTCCCCTTGATGTTCTGCAGGAAGAAGCGGCCGACGCTGTCGGCGTCCTTCATGCTCTGGAAGACGTGCTCTGGGACGCCTGGGTAGGAGTAGGTGCCACCTTTGCAGAAGGTGACCTCCAGGATCTGCATCTCGTCGTCATAGGCGTACTCTTCAATCATGCTGCTGTCGGGGTGGAGTCTTTCTTCCATGGTGGGTCTCCTTTTAGTTTGAATGCTTCTTTGAACTTCCTGCATATCTCACAGTCACACTCGCCGTGGGCCTCCAGCAGCATCTCGGCGCCCCACTCCAGGAGCAGTAGGCGGGTGGACCTATTGCTGGCCGACTTGTAGCTGACCAGGATCATGTCCGGGTCGGAGCGCCGCGGGTGGTGGCCCATATTGATTCCTCTTCTGTTTATTCAACACCCTGCCAGAGCCGCACTATTACGGGTGGCAGGGTGTCTGCGGCCCATCGGGACGATAGCGAGGTGTTTTCCTTCTACCGGAGCCAGGCGAGTGGCGACCTTCTCCTGGCTGCTGGACCCGTGTGGCTATATGCTGGTTTCTTGGAGCTGCTTCGGATGTAGGCGCGCCCAAAGCAGGAACGCTGCGAAGAACATGATGGCCCTGAAGTTCCTGATCCTGATCTGGTTCAGGCAGCTTCCGCAGGTCACCTGTGCTGCGTCGAGGACGGGCTTGCCTATAATCTCTTTGCCGCACAGGGTCGCGTCATCAGCGCTCAGGTGGACTTTCGGCTTCCATCCATCGGGGCGGAACCAGATCCCGCCGTTCCGGCTGGAGCACCATGCGCCTTTTGCTCCCTTGACTGTGTCGCGCATGCCTGGGTAGAATCGCTTCATCACGGGCTCCTTAGTACTTCTCAAATAGTTTGGTCAGCATCGCGTCCTGCTTGTCGGTAAGGAAGCACCACCCACGCTTGTTTCTGGCGTCCAGGCTGCGGATGAACTCGCGCTCCCAGTCGTTGGTGATGGTGCCCTCTTCGACCTGCTAGATCAGGTGAGCAATCATGTGGAGCTGCGAGGCTTCTTTTGCGACCTGGGCCTTCTCCCGCTTCTCTCTCTTGCCGCCTGTGCTTCTTCGCGTGCCTCTGGGTTATTCAGCTTGGTGAAGTCGATCATGCTTCTCTCCTTTGCGTCCACCGATACCACTCGGGGCGCATGGATAATTTCTCCTCCAGCCGCTTGAAGATGATGCACTCTGCGGCGTGGCGCTCTTCTTCCGTCGGCGTCCACCCTTTCAGGAAACCGTCCGGGATGCCGTGGAGCGGGAAGTCGGCCCGGGCGGGGTCGAGATTGAAGCCACGGCCGGTCAGGTGCTCTTTCAACGTCTCGTAGCGCTCCGCCAGGTAGGCGCGCTTGTCATAGAAGAAAAGGACGTGGCCTTTGTTCAGCGTGTACTGCATGGGGACGCTGTCCATGATGGCGCTGATGCTCCGGGTCCTGAGTGATCTACGCAGCGAGGCGGGGACCATGAAGATCTCGTGGTACTCAGCCATCAAGTGCTGGTCGGAGAGGAGCGCGGGGTCGATGATGTTGATCCTAGTCATTAGCCTTCTCCAGCATCGGCATCGGCACCACAAAGAGTGACCGCTTACGATCCAGGAGCTCCACCAGCAGCGCGTCGACCACACCTTGAGGCAGCGTGCTGCAGAGTGCGTCACAGAGCTCCACAGCCTCTTTCTTTGCGACCTGACGCCACTCATTCAGGTCGGAGTAGACGACTTCAGGAATGGTCTCGTGGATCTTGATGGTCACGGACTCGATGCTGCCTGCCTTGGTCACCGGCTGTGCTTTCCAGATGTTGACGGTCTTGCCAGGAGCCGGCGGGGTGGTAGGCTTCGGTGTCCCCATCCCCATGTGCTGCAGCCTGTGCTCCAGGGCCACGTTTTCGTCCTTCATCTTATCGTAGGAAGCCTGGCAGCGTCCATGGTACTCGGCGCAGGGGAAGGAGTAATTGCACGGCCCGTCTTCGCGGGTTAGTGGTCCAACCTTGTTCACGCTGCTCTCCTCGGTGCATCTGGAGGCCAGCCGATGTTGCTTCATCCCCAGGTACTCGTCCGCCTCATGGTGTCCATCCTTCGCGACCTCGATCAGCCAGTCGGAGAAGCTGAAGTGTTGGGTCCTCTTGGCGAGGTAGTCGCTCAAGTGCTCGGCCCGGAGGCTGTCGACCAGCTCGGCGGTTCTTGCTTTGGCCGTTGTCTCCTGGGTGGTGGTCTTCTTCTTCATTTGGTGCCTCCTTTATTGTATAGCGTCTCGCCATACTCGCTGAGGTACTTAGCGTAGGAGGTGAGGTACTCATACCCCTCAAATGTGATGATGTTCTGGCCATGATCCTCAGCGGCTAGGTACGCTTTCTTGAGCTGACTCAGGAACTCAGGCGTCAGAGTGATTGTCGCTTGGGGTTTCCGCATCTGCTGGCCTCCTCGAACCGTTTCGTTTGTCTGTGATAGGAACTTTACCATCACATTCAGTATGCGTCAAGAACTTTATATAAATTATTTTAAATGCCTTTCTTCGCAGGCTTACATGGTGTCCTGTATGTGGTACAGGGTCTGCGTTGTGGGCTCTCCAGCCTCGTCCTCGTCCTCGCCAGCATAGATCTCTTCCTGCACCACGACTCCCGCATTGTCCGGAGAGTCCTGCCTGATCCACTCGCCAGGCTGGTAACGGAGGTCGACGGACTTGGACTCGCCAAAGCAGCGGATGATCTTGGTGACCTTGGGTGTGGCGGCATGAAGGAGTCTTTTTGATTGCTGTGCCGCCAGGTCGAGGGTGTCGTGGGTGCTGACCACCTTGCCTTTGTATTGGCGGTTCTCCGTGCCGGCCTCCAGCAGGACGAAGTAGTGGCCACTGGGGTCACAGCTCCTCCAGGATTGGGCGATGCGGGCGCCGTTTTCCTTTAAGAAGCGGCGGGGGTTGGTGAGGAGGAAGTGCTGCTCTTGCAGGGTCAAGGGGTAGAACTTGTGGGCGGTGCGGGAGATGAGGTAGTTGGGTGCCATAAGATCCAGCCCCTTGACCGCTGAGATAGCCTTACGGGCGTCTTTGAAGGCCGACTTAGGTAGCTGGTAGGCTTTCAGGTCAAAGGCCCGGGAAAAGTCCATGAAGCTCTGGTCCACGCAGGAGGCGAAGTGCTGCTTCAGCTTAGTGGCGTCGTCCACGGCTTTTGACTTGTATCGCCATGCCATAGCGTAGAGGGAGTTGAAGTTGCGGTTGTGCTTGGCGGCGTAGGCTTCCAACTGCTTGCGAGTCATGCGGCAGAGCTCCTGACGTTCCTGGTCGGTGTATCGGAGACGGGCGTCCGTGGCGTTGCAGGTTCGGAGATAATAGCGTACCGTGAA